TCTTCTTCAACTCGGCATAGTCGCCGAGCGCCTTCATCAACTCCATCGCGACCTTGTCGCCGAAGACCGCCGTGGCGATGTTGAAACGCTCCTGCTCGGAGGTCGCCGAGGAGATGGCCTTGGAGACCCGCAGGAAGGCGTCCATCAGGTCGATGTTGCCGCCAGCGATCTGTTCCTGCGAGTAGCCCATCGCCTTGAGCACCCTCACCGCCTGCTCGTTGCCGTCGGTCGCGTCACGCATCACCTTTCGCAGGTCGAGGAAGGCCTTCTGCATCTTCTCCACAGGGACGCCGGCAATCTCAGCGGCATACTGCAACTGCTGGAACTGCTCGACAGTAATGCCGACGGCGGCGGCGCTGTTCTTCAGCTCAGAGCCCCAGGTGAACGCCTGCTGAAAAGCTGAAACAACCCTGCCGAGGACTGCCTGAAGACCGAAGAAGGAGGCCGCCATCCCGGCGACGGAGTTGGCAAACTTGCCAGCCGCCCCCTGGACGTCCTTCAGCTTGGCGCTGGCCTTGTCGTTCGCGACGATGTCAAACTGTAGGCTTCGGCTCATTATTGGTCGCTCTCGCCCTTGCCAAATCGTCAAGCAGGGCCTCGTCCTCGGAAGTCAGTATCTCCAACTTGGCCCCCTGGTGGATGGAGTAAGTCGTCGACAGCCAGATCGCCTGCGCCTCGGGGATGTGCAGGGCGTCCTCGTAGGACAGGCCGTTGCGAGTGAGGTTGGCGAGGACAGACAAGGCCCAAGGCACCCCGCCCCCGCGCGTCTCCCCTCCCTCCGTCTTGGGCTGGTCCCAGAACTTCGGCCAATAGGTCGCCCCGATGTGCTCCCGCGCGTCGTCGATGGCGTCGCTCATCCTCGACCCTTTCACCAGCCGCACCGCCCGCCATTGGTCCCGCCAGCCCATCCTCGCCGGCAGGCCGACCTCGGCGCACACCCTGGCGAACGAGATGAGGTCCGAGGCCGAGACAGGGTTGCCGACCATCAAGGGGTGACCCAAGGCCGTCAACTGCAGGCGATGCTTCAGGCACCAAGGGTAAAGACGGTAGCCAAGGAACAGGGTACGGGAAGGGGTCAGAAATGCCCTTAGGAAGCGTTTGTCCATGGCAGGTAGGGTAGGACTAAGGGTCTACCATCAAAACGCCTTGTAGGGCAAGCAGAGGGGTAAAAAGAAACACCCCCGTGTGCGGCGGGGGTGCGTCTGCCCCCCTTGAGGGGGGAGGAAGGTAAAGGACTATCAGGAATAGGTGATGTCCTCGAAGGACACCGCCGAGATGCTGACCAAGGAGAAGCCCTTGGCCTGCCCGCGGTCTTCGATGCGGGTCACCATGCCGTCAAAGGTGATCTCGTTGCCGGTGAACTGCAGGCGGTCGCCGATGGCCAGGGCGAAGGAGTTGGACTGAAGGACGCCCTCGAGCGACAGCTCGTTCGTGCGGCCGTCGATGCGGTGGGTGATGGTGCGGCCATGCTCGCCGGCCACCTTGTCGTCGAGCTCGGGGGAGCGGGAGATGGTGTAGGACTGAACGGTGATGTTCGAGACGGTGCCCGAAATCCCGTAAACGTGGGCGGTTCCCTTGGTGACGGCGGCCATGGTTGGTTTCTACCCTTGCCCCAAGTGTCAAGGCAGGGGGTCAGGCAGGCAGGACCGCCATCACGTTGTAGGTCGCCATCATCCCAAGGGCCCGGTCCCCCTTGCTGTCGTCGTGAGTCTGGTAGGTCACGTCGTAACAGGTGGCGTCGGCCTGCGAGGTGAACACCGCCTTGATGGCCGTCACGTCTTGCAGGGCTCCGAGGACCGCGGCGCACCGATCGCGGTGGGAGGCCACGGCGGTCGTGGCGTCGGCAGAGGTGAAGACCCCCACCTGCACCGTGCAAGAATAGTTGCCGAGTCCCTGAGCGATGTCGGGCGCCGAGGCCACCGACTCGCACGAGACGACCACCGTCGGCAGGGTCATGTTCTCGACGTCGTTCCCCTTCTCGACGGACGTGCCGGTGAGCTCGGTCTGGGCGGCAAGGTGCGCGACCAGGGCGTTCTCGACGATTTCTCGGATGGATTTGGTTCCCATGTTATGAAAGTAGCTTGATGCGGCCTTGGTTCCAGAGTGAAACGGCCTTGTCCATGTCTGACTGGTACGGCCTCGAGCTGATGGAGACGTTTCGGAAGTCTATCACCTTGCGAGCCACGTCCCAAGAAATGGCGATGCCGTCGACGTTGCCTGACTCGTTGAGGATTTGCACCTTCTTGCGGGTCGCCGTGAAGTCGAGGCTAAGGCTGCCGCCTCCTCCGCCTGAGTGACGCTTGACCCACATGGGCACCTTGCCGCCGGCGGGACGGAACTTGCGGCCGTTCACGTTGACCATGCCGATCCGCTCGATGACCTTTGCCCATCCGGCCTTCATCCAGCCGACCCGCTTCTGGCGCTCCTTCACGTATCGCTTAATTGCAGACTCCTGGATGACGTAAGGCGACATCTTAACTTCCCGCGTGGGGCCGCCGTGCTTGTAGAGACGGCCTCGGTAGATGCGGCGCTGTTCGTCGTGCAGGCCGCGCATCTCGCCGGCTCCGACATAGGTGCGGCGGCGGATTAGCGATGCCTCCTCGTCAGCCTTCGGGCCGATAAACTTGCGGATGCGGTCAAACGCCCGAACGACATCGCCGTCGGCGTGTATCTTGCGAAGGGTGTCCGAACGCAGGCCGAAAGGCTGAGACTTCCAGGCGATGAAGTTCTCCATCGACCCGGCGAAGGCCAGCACCTGCGGGCGGGCGTTGACGTCGGCGGACCTGAAAATCTTGCGGATGTCTCGCTCGACCGCCACCTCGCCCTGCTTCTTGGCAGCCACCCCTATGCCGTCACCGCTTGCCCTGCCGCCAGAGCTCGGGATAGGGGCTTGGAACTTGATGGCAGCAAGGGCCGTCAGTCCGGCTTCCTGCTTCATCAGCTCGCCGCTCAACTGCTGGAGATAGGACTCAAAAAGGCGTATGTCACCCTTCAGCCTGTCAGCCATTCGCTGGCTGATCTGTAGGCTGATGTTAATCATCGCTCGTCCTCGGCCCGCACTTGCAGGACGACCCACGCCGTCCCGGGCTTGTAGGCTTGAGCCTCGATGCGGTACTTGCGGTTGCCCTGCTCAGTCGCCACCAGCGTTTTGCCGATGGCCAAGGCGGCGACAGGTGCCCCCGAGCTGATGGCCGCCGCGCTCGCCGTGCCGTAGGCCGTCGTCCATGAGGCCGTCGCCGCGACGATGCGGACCTCGTGGGTCACGCGCTCAATGTAGCCGCCGGCTTGGAAGTCCTGCGAGACCATCGGCTGGCCCATGATGACCTGCCACGAAGGTGTGCCGCCGACCGCCGTCCAAGTCTGGGCGAGGTCGGCCATGTCGCCCAGGATGTCCTTGGCGTCAGCGATTAGGTCCGAGGTGTTCATGGTCCTACCATTGCCACGTTGTCAAAAAAAGAGGGCCCCCGTAGGGGCCCCCGTTCGCGTCTCAGGCCGCGCTTAGGCGGTCTTGAGCCGGACGAGCGAACCGGCGCGACCCACCGCGGCGCCGAAGAGCATCGTCGCGGTGATGTTGTACAGGCCGGACTGCTCCTGGCCCATGACGATCTGCACCGAGAGGCCGGTGTCGGGGTCGGTCGCGTTGGCGACTTCCCAGCCGGGGATTTCGGTGAGGGGGAGGGCCGAGGCGACGGCGATGGCGTCCGCACCGCAGGCGAAGCCCGCGAGGTTCTCGCTGTTGTTGGGGAGACCCGCGAACTGGTAGACGTTCGCACCGGCGAGCTGGCCGATGTTGCCGGACTGGATCACGTTCGCGCCGAAGCCGTTGGCGCCGACGATGGACGAGTCACCACGGAGGTCGGCGATGTAGGTGCTGTTCAGGACGAGGGCGCGGGGCTGGGCGGCACCGGCGTCGTCGAGGGTCTTCTGGGCGGCGACCGCCTCGGCGTAGGTCAGGGACGCGCCGGTGTTGGTGTTCGCCGAGTAGTTGGCGTTGACGACCAGGGCGGCGACCTCATCGAGGCACTTCTGCGACAGCGCGTTGGCGGCGGTCACGGCGAAGTTCTGGAAGAAGGCCATGCCGTACTCGCGGATGTTCAGGGGGGTCACGCGGGTCGAGACCTTGAAGTGCTTCAGGGTCACGTCAGCCTTGGTGACGGTGGCGTCGTCCTGGGTGAGGTAGCCCGACGCGCCGAACTCGGTCGCGGTCGAGGTGCCGATCAGGGGGACCTGGATGGTCTTGCCCTGCCCAGCGATGGACGAGGAGAAGACGGAGGAGAAGCCCGCGAGGACCGGGAGCTTGTACTTGATGGAGCCGATGACGCTGTCGGCGAGGACAGAGGGAGCGGCCTGGATGCTGTTAGCCATGTTAGGTTAGGATAGGATTAGGTTAGGGAAA